GGGCCACAGTTTTAGTTTCTTGTCTGCTGTTTAGAGTACCAGTTGAGAAGGTTGGCACAACGGGAACAGCAGAAACGCTAGTCCCTGTAAAGGATATAAGCAATAATAACTTATATATTTTATGCACTATTTAACAGTTATTTCTGAACTTGATTGTCCTGTCGCTGTTGTACCTGCTCCTCCAGCAGTGATGGTAACTAAGCCTGCACTTGTGACCGTTCCAGCAAGGTTTCCAGCCACACCTCCAGATGTCACTACGGTATTACCGAAAGCAGGCATATCAGCCACAACACCTGCTGAAACATCCACGCCTGAACCTATCGCTGGTATGGCGTCCCCTTGGAGCCAGCTTTCTTCAAAGCTGAAGCTGCTGCCCGAAGTATTCATCTCGTATACACCAACATCAAGTGTTGCTGCTGCTGTAGAAGAACCTGCTGTTAATTTTCCAAAGTGTTCTCCAGTAGTAACTTTCATGTTGTTACCAGAGACAGCGTAAGTAGATGGAACTCTGATTGCTTGAACTGCTGCTCCATCAACTTTTAAGCTTGCTGATTGAGTATGTTTGATTGCTATGTCAGCACTAGCTGGAGCTGCTAATAAAAGTAGTAGGGGAATAAAGCGTTTCATAAGTAGGCTTTTGAAATTTGAGCTAGTAGTCCTAATAATGCCAGAGCTGCGCTAACAACTGCTGCTGCTGCGAAAACTCTTCTTTCTAGCACTCTCACTCTATCTTCTAAATCTGAATTACGTTCTTCTAGACGCTTCAATTTCATTTCCATTACTACAATGGCTGTTTGTTGATTCGCATCTAAGGAAAGACCTTCGCTATTCATGTTAATTTTCCTGATTGTGGATCGATTGTCTTGTTAGTAATAGGGTCAATTCTTGGCTCAACAGGCACAAGTTTGATCGGAGTTTCAACTCTGATTGTCGTATAGGGAACTCCTCCTAAGCCTCCTTCTGCTTTTCTTTTTTCTTCGTCAGCCTTATAAGTTCCATCTCCTCTTTTCTTTGCAGTCTCAAGCCCAAAACTCGCTAAAGCTCCCGTGAAAACGCTTGCTATGAAAGTCGGGTCGATCCTTTCTTGTTTACCTAAACCTGGCAATTCTACATAGTTTAAAGTTAAAATAAACCCGCTCCAAACTACAACTCCCAAGCGTACAAATGTAGAAAGAACTTGTAATTGTTCTTCTTTATCATCTAAACCATCCTTGAGTTTTTGAAGAGGATTCTTCTTTTTTGGTTCGGTAGATTTCTTCTCATCCATGTAGCAAAGAAAGCAAACACACCTACATTAAGCATAAATTGCAAAAAAGTAATGAAGTTCCTCTCCTTACAGCAGAAGGAAACAATTGCAAAAGCCCACGGCCTCACAGTCGATCAGATAAATAAGCGTATTGAATTATGGAGTCTAATCAATGATCCAGACATATCTCAGCCTGACCTAGTAGAGGCTCAGAAGGCATGGATTAATATACAGCAAGGATATTGGCCTAACGTAAATGCCTGAAGTTATTGCTGCTTTAATTGGTGCTATGGTGTCAGCGTTGCTGATGGTCTTGTCTAACAGGTCAAGCAAAAGGCAAGGTGACATTAGAGAAATTTTTCACCGCCTGAATGCTATTGAGAAAGACCTGGCAAGAATGGAAGCCAACAAACCGAGAAATTGGCGTGGACAGTGAAACAACTATTTTTTAGCAGTAACCAAGGTAAACGTTTTACACTTTGGGTTCTTACATCTGCTACCGAACAAAACAACAACAGCTTATGTACTGAAGACGTTGACTTTATAGAAGCTAGACTATGGCCTAATCGAACATTAAAACTCCAATGAGCATGTATAAGAAAGAATGGATAGAGGAAGACCGTCAAAGGGTCATGAATATGGAACGCTGGTATATCCTCGATGGCCGTCATAGACCTGATCATCCTCAACATGGTATCTACACTGGATTAGCAGCTAAAGCAGAGGATCTTGATAGCTTCGATGGAATTGTGTAACTGTCCTCATTGCAAAGAACTGAGAAGGCAGCAATTCAGGGCATATCAACGGCAGGAAAGATTGTTGAAAGTGAGAGAAAAAGAGGAGAAGAAGAAAAAAAATACTATCCTGAAATTTTAAGACAACTAATGCTTGATTGGCTTGGATCTTTTTTCGTTTACAGGAGTCCCAAACCAGGAGAAGGTTTTCGCAATTTCTTACCTTATTTGTCTTCCCGAACACTTGGGAACCTTGCAGGAACAAAAACTCACCACAGCAAGAAAAAGTTAATTGAAATATATTTTCAAAAAGAGGAGTAGGTGGCCCTGGTAAAAATGTTGATTCTTTCTTTTGTTGTGATTCTTTTCAATTGGTTCAGATTGGAGTGTTCACCCACTTTTGCAGAAGTACAAATGTTTCTTTTCCTCTGAATGCCTGGGGGGCAGTTGTTCTCAGCGGCAGTTCATGTGTATCAATTTGTTCGAGGCGATACTTTTATTCCTGAAAACCCTCTGAAAAGATTCAAAAGCGTTACCCCCCTTGTGCAACGAATGTGCCAGTAATTTCTTCAAGTGGTCAGAACGTGAAATGACCACGAGGATAGAAGTGTCATGGACACTGGAAACTAACAAAAACAGTACAAAAGAACCAAGAGCTTCCCTCCATGTGGTGGTGTATATATAAACGTATGGCAGCGATGCCACTTACCACAAAGGAGTTAAATCATGGGACAACTGGCTGACATCCTTCGCTCTCAACTTAGGGAGATTGCTCAATCAGACGCAAGGCAACTAAGAGAGATTGATCGAATCCTCAAAGAGTCAAGAGCTGTTGACGACAAGATCAAAAAACTCAAATAACCAACTGACCCTCCACCTCTGGGGGGTCTTTTTTTTTTTAGCAGACAAGGACAGACAGTTTGTGACATTGAAAAACCTTCCGTACTGGGGAAATACAGAAGGTTTTCAGCTCACGGAAAGAGGCTATGCAGTACCTCCTATTGGACTATAACCCAAGTATTCTTTTAATCCAGTGTTTCTTCTCAGGTGAAGCACATGCCAGTTTCGCTTTCAAAATATGTATTTCATTTAAACAACCTGCAATGAATCGACACTGTTCATGGTTCTGCCTTGTAATGGCTTCTGCATAACGTTTGATCTCATCAACATCTTTAGAAGATTGAATATTCCTTAGTTCTGCCTCCATCCCTAATTCTTCTTCAAGAGTAGGGGGGCTTATCAATTCGAGTATGAAAGATTCCATCTCGTTCAAGGAGTTTTTTTTGTAATTATTCATCGAAAGTCTTGTATCCCACCATGTCTTTAGATTTAGCAGCAATATGATTGCTTTCGTTCAAGATGTCACCAAGTCTATTCATCTCCTCAATCAACTCACCGTCAACATCTAACGCAACTAGATGTATAGAAATGTTGCTTAGATCCTCTGAAATTCTTTCAAGAGCATCTATAAGTTTGGTCTCAAATTCTGTCATTGGTTTTTCTTTATTCATGGGGGCTTTCCTTCCAACACCTAGCGTCACTTAGGTGTTTAGCGACAGCTATCAATGCTGCCTCATCTTTGCTGCTTAATTGAACAAGCACATCATCTTCTTCTGGTGGTTCGCAATTCCATATCAGATGTTGCGAATTTTCATCATCAGGTTGGTCTTTGTAACCCCAAAACTTTCCATTAGTTTTGTGTACAGGCAGGTTACATAAAGCATATTTTAATTGGACAGCTCCAATATCAGTTAGGACAAGGTAGTGACCGTCAAGTGTAAAACCGTCAAACTCTAAGTAATGTGTTTGATCTTCTTCTTCCCAATGCATTGTGTATTTAGGAAAAAGAGTTTTCGTTGTTGTTGTTGCTTTCACCCTCGAACCTCCAAAGCTTTAAATACCTTGTCTCGGATTTCCTCTGAATCATTCTTAAAAACAAATTCGCCAATATCTTCCCCTATTAGCAAATTCAAAAGGAATGCTCTTAAAGAAAAATTCCCCCATTTATCTCTGAACCTTAGTTTGTCTCCTTGTTTTGCACATGGGCCTCTATGGTAAAACCGATAAGGTTGTTTTATTTTTTCAGACCAAGAGAAAGCAGGAAAATCAACTACCCCATCTAAGTCTTCAATGGGTTCTCCGCAACAATCGCAAGTGAAATAAAAATTGCATTGTGTGTCACCATCTACACCAGTGTTTTTGATAGGGGTCATAGTTCTTGTTTCCAAAGTATTGAAGCATCTGGGTATACTTCTTTGACTTTTTGGTAAGCTTCTTTTTTAGAAGCTCCCCATTTTCTGATCTTCATTCCTTTTGATTTGGGTTGGCAAACCCAAAATAGATGAAGTTTTGAACTGGGCCTAGGGTTGAGGCTCGTGACGTTACTGAAGTATGTCATTGTTAAAATTCGTCAGTCTGTGGTTCGGTGCTTTTTGGCTGTAAAAAAGTAAAATCATTTACAAGCAAATCAAAGCTAGATTTTTCAGAGCCATCTTGGCCTTCGTATTTTCGTAGACTGCCTTTCCCACTTACTGCAACCTTGTGACCTTTCTTGAGGTATTGCATCACAGTTTCAGCTTTCTTTTCTCCAAAGACTGTGCAATTAGTCCAAGTCGTTTGATCTTTGCCAGTAGCAACTCCGATGCTAAAACTAGCTGCTGGAATGTTTGAGATGTTTTTCAGTTCGGGGTCTCTTGCAAGATTTCCGATAGCGGTGACGTTAAGCATTCTTTTCGAAAAAGTTAGTAATGATGTTTTTGATGGCCTGATTTTCATTCAGGCCGTTTTCTTTCATGTAAGAGCGAACTTGAGCAGCAAGATCAGTAGAGAGCCTGACCTGGAATTGTCGGTCTCTCCTTCTGACATCTGCTAAAGCTTGCGGTGATTTCACTTGTGAGGTTTCCATGAACCTATAAATTCCTCGTGTTTGACGGCTGTTATTTTGCCTTGCACTTTTGTACCTTTAGGTAGATTGAAATGCTCGCAGAAATCTGAAACAAATTGTTCAAGATTCTTTTTGCCTTCTTCTGGTGTTCCTATTAACTTGATTTCTTTCACAAGACCAATAGCAAGATTCCTAGCTTCTTCTGACAATGGTTGATCACTGTCCGAAACGCCTTCTACTTTTGTTAGCTCAGGTTTTTTCCAAGGAGCAGGTTTCTTCTCGTTGGAATTACCCCTGTCAATTACATCTTCTAGGTTCATGTCCATGTCTGGCTCAAGACCTAAAATCATCTTCAAGGCATAGCGTCGGGAATATGTGGTTATTCCACCCCACTCGTGCATGACATCTTTCTTTGCGTTCTTTCCTTGAGGTTCTCGCAACGGTAAACGGCTTTCTATCGAATAGCCGTTTGTGTGAGAAAGGGTCGTGACGATAATTGTTCGACCGTCTTGGAAATCGTAAGTTTGATTTTGAATCAAATCAACCTTGTGCAAAGCAGGGTTGACTACAGACAAAAACTTTTCCAAAGGGGTGTACTTGTATCCGTACCCCTCTTTGTCTTTGGCGATAGATGGACAATTCTGCTGAAACTCTTTAAGAGCTTCTATAAGCGAGGAGCGTAATATACGCAGATTCTCGTTCATTTCTTGTTGCATAGCGTTTTGTGGCTTGTAAACTGATAATTTGTGAGTCGTCCTCGTAGATGACACCAGTCAAAGCATCTGCGACTGCTCTAGATAGTTTGTCTATGTCACCGACTCTTGTGGTGCAATGGAGAGGAGCTTTAGGCTTTAATTCTCCATTGGTGCGGAAATGGTGTTTAGGTCTTTGGAATAAAAATTCAACCTTCAATTGTACTCCTATTGTGGCATGCCACAGAGTAGGACGCAACCTTTTGGCGGTGATCTTGATGTCTTTTCTCCATGGCTTAACTCTTTTGCAAGACTCAACCATTTTGCCCCTGCCCATATAAGTCTTACTTCCTTGAGGTGCAGGTCTTCCGTAAACGGTGAAAGAATATTCATTAGCCATTCACCGAATATAGGACTTCTGCTTTTCTTCCTGAACTGGTCGGTCTTGTTATCTTTTTCCCTTCTTCATCAAACTTTGGTTTTATTTCGTGCTTTTTTAAAAGTGCGTTACATCTTGCACAGATAGTTGGAGTTCCTAAGTTTGTCACTTTGGTTAGTTCATCCCTGGTCAATCCATCAACAGAATCTTTGATTGCGTCTAATACCATTTTTTCTAAACGGTTGAGATGCGGTTGAATTTCGATAGCTGCTTCAATGCTTGTATGCGTTTTGTTGTGCGGAGCAGAATCATCAAATAAAGAAAATTGTTCGTTCATTTTCCTGTTCCTTTCTCTTCTTTGTTTTTTTCTTGGTATTCATTCCATTCATCTCTTCCTTTTGCTCTTTCTTTCCATTCTTTATCCCAAATAGCTGCACGATCTTTCTCAGCTTTTATTCTTTTATCTTCTGCTATAACTAATTTCCTAGCGTGTTCTATTCCTGCTTTCTGCATAAAATTAGCATTGTCATTTGCTATTGAATGCCATATTTCAAAGCAATCACCTGTCATCTTTCTGCATTCATCATCTTCCTCTCCATTCCATTCTTTATTCTCAGATTCATAGCTACTTTCTTTTAAAAGTTTATAACCATGCCATCTTTCATTCATTAATCTCATCTCTGTATATATTTCATGCTCTAACTCTGAAATTGTTTTTCTTAGTTTTTCTCTTTGCTTATTAAATTCAGGAACTTTGCCATATTCTTCGGCATAGTCATAGTCTGTTGTGTACTCAGAAATTAGTTTTTTCATTTTCTTAATTCCTCACATGCTGCTTGCACTTGGTAATGACAATCTGCTTTCGTCATTTCAGTTAAAGATGAAGAGGTGGCCCAAAAGAAGGCAGAAGAAAAGGCAATAAATAAAATAAACTTCATTAGTTTTCCTCCATGAAATAAAGACAAATTTTTGTATGAAGAGCGTTTAGCGTTTCTTCGTACTCATCAGTTGATGTTCCTTCTTGTTGCATTGCGTCAGACAAAAAAGAACGAAGCAGTTGATGTTCTGCCTCGTTGAAAGTTATTTGGATCATTGGCCTAACCTGATTTTGATTAGCTTGCCAATCTGGTTTCTGTATTTACCGATTGTTTTGCGGTGTTGAGAAACAGAATCTAAATCGTCACTTGCGATTGCATGAGCGTAACTTGTTTCTGCATCTGAAAGCTTTTGTTTAAGCTCTTGAAGTTCTGATTGAAGTTCAATCATGTGGTGAAGTCTCCTTCGTTGTGAACAATTTAATTATGGCATGCCTTTTACGTTTTGGCAAGCATTTAATCAATCAATGTTGAATGATTGTATGTATAAACATCTATCCATTTGTTTGAACATTTTGAACAACTTATGGGAATCTCAATTGTCAAAGCTTGTTCTTTTACCAATGGCTCTCCGTAGCACATATTTGTAGAAAAACATTTCAAGCAATGTCTTTCAGATTCCCAAGTTTCTTTTTTCAATTTAATTCCTCATTGATTTTGTCATCTACAAGAACTGTTGTTGTTTCAAACAATAAGTCTCTTTCAACTTTAAGTCCGAATGGG